TGCGCCATCAAGTGTTACTGGATGAACATCGTTGTTCGGGTCTCGCAAACAATTGTGCAAGTTTAAGAACTCAAGCATCTCCGTCTTCGAGGTGGGAACATCGATCTCCCACCAGTCCTTACCAAAAGCTTTCTTCGCATCCGATTGGGTCCCTGCCCAACCACCTTTTTGATCATAGTATAATCTCATTCTATACTCTCCACTACTTCAGCACCAATTTGTTTTGCGTACATTTCTAAAGCAGGTAAGCAAACCATGTACGTTTCATCCGATGTAAAGGTTGCAACTAAATCTTTCGCTGAACCGTAATCAAAATAAACTTTAACCATTTTTTTCTCCTACTCTACAAAATGTAAATCAAAACTATAGTACGGCTCACAATAGCCCCACTTACAATTAGGCATCTGCAATGACGCATGCACCGCCCACTCATATGGCCCTGCCTCGAAGCCCACGCTCCAATACTCACCATAACCTCGATCCTTGGTCTGCTTTGGGTTGTCGATACGAATCTCAATATCGGGATTTATACCTAGGGCCTTGGCCCACTTGCACAACGCTTTGTACAAACCCTTTGCGGCTCCTGCCTTGGTCTTATACTTCTCGGGGTTCCAATCTATGACCATGGTCCCCTCTTCCATACAATCAATCGCTAACATTATATCTCCTCTCTTTGACTGTTCAGGTATCCCAATTCTTTAATAACGGTATCCTCACAGATGTTGGTGGCGGATGTCACTCGCTCGATCCCCATCTTCTCCGCAGTTTCAGTCATCTCGAACAATGCAGACAATGCATTCTGTAAAAATTCTTTCTTGTCCTTGCGGCTGTATTCGCCTTGTTCATTTTTCTTAGCAATTGCACCGTTGCCGATGTAAATGCCTGTTACCCAATCTGGGGTTACTTGTGGTGTCTTTACCATTTTTTAAAATACTCCTCTTGCGTTTTATATAGATGGGGACTTGTCAAAGGTTTGTCAAGTTGATTTGATAAAATAAATAAAAAAACTTTCTATATAATACATTTTGACCCCCCCTTACATAAAAAAAACTTTCTGAAAAACGTAAGAAAAACGTATTAAGCGTATTACAGATCGATAAACTATTTATATACAGAGGGTTAACCCCTATCTCTCATCCGTATTAAGAGCGTATTACAATACGTTACAGGTGTATTAGATCTTCTAATATGCCCTGATCCGATTTTTAAGAATGGTTTTTTTCTGGTGTTGGGGGTAAAAATCGTAATATAACAAGTCAGAATAATACGGTAGTAATACGGGTAATAACATTAGGAGACTAATGCGGTGGCAAAAAAAGACATAGAAGAAAAACACGAGCGGAAGCTTACGAATAGGCAACTAACTTTCGCAAGGCACATAGTCGAGGGCATCTATTCGAATGCCGAAAGTGCGAGGCAAGCAGGGTATTCTTCAGAACTGGCAAACGAAAGAGCATCTGTTTTGTTGAATGGTCGAGACTATCCACATGTTGTCGATCACATCAAAGAGCTTCGAGAAGAGCGAGAACGAAGGTATGGGGTGACAACCATCGGGCAACTCGAGCGACTGCATCAATTGTCTCGAGGGGCAGAAGAAGCAGGGCATTTTTCAGCAGCCATCAACGCAGAGAAAATAAGATCTGCCTTGGGTGGTTTGACCATCGATAGGCGCGAGAACATCAACACCGTTGACCAGATGACCCGAGACCAGATTGTGGCGCGGCTCGATGCACTTAGAAAACAATACCCACAGGTTTTTGAAATTGAGACAGAATACAAGGATATTACACCAAATGAGCAAGGGACCAGAAGCGAACTTTTGGAACACGATAAGGCAGAACTTGCCGAAGAAGTGCTTCGCAACGAGGATTGAAAACAAACATGGGGGCGGCGTTCCTGATGTTCACATGGTTTGGGACCACATACCTTTATGGCTCGAACTTAAAACAGTGAAAAACAACGCAATTAAAATTTCTGCCCATCAGATAGCGTGGCATATGGCGTATTACGCTCGAGGCGGTGCATCCTTTTTCTTGGTCAAGCACCTCCCGACAAGGCATCTATATTTGTTTGAAGGGTGCCAAGGACCTGATTTGCTAGCTAAAGGTTTAAGCAGCACCGTGGGCCAACGGTTCGAGGATCTAGGTTCGATGTTCGATGCCCTGCGGCCCCACGCGGCTGATATATTATCGGGCTCGAGGGACCAATGATCGAGGCTCTGCGGCCCTGCGGCCCCACGCGGCGAAATTCCTTGGGCGAGGCGACGAGGTACGAGGAGCCGAGATCCATGAACATGTGTCCGAGGAACGAGGACTCCATTTCTTTAGCGCGGGTACGCCGCGCAAGTGACCGCGTTTAGCGGCACACTATTTATGATAGTAGTAGAAAAGGGACCGAAGCCCCTCTCCCTGTTCATATTACACCTAAAAGAATTGCTGCTGACGTTACAGAGTTTGTGTTGCAGCATTCGCACAAACCCCGATCTTGATCCGGTTCCATTTCGGTTGAGTAGTTACAACCATCGTTCATACATATCGAGGGCATCAACCCGTCGTTCATGTAATCTTTAGCTAGAAGCCATGGGTCATCGTATCCCCAGTCCTCAGTTAGTTTGATTATCTTTTTGAATTCCGAACTTAGTTCTAGTTCACTCATCTTAATGCTCCACTATTGCGATTGACTTTGCTTGTTTATATCCAGCGCAAAGCTTACATGCTGTGCACTGAACGCGATGCCCCGCTTCTTTTGATGCTGGACAGATTGCCTCGAACTTGAAGTCAATGTCTTCTACCTTCGATACAACTCTGAAGGTACGTTGGTTAGCGGCCCAGTGTTGTTGAGCCTGTTCGTAATTATCAGCGGACTGCATTGCGATGTCTGGTCGCCAACCTGACTGATGACTGTATGCTGTCCAGTTATCGCATCTGACCAACAACTGTTCCCAAACGTAGGGTGGTGCAGCGGCAGGATCTCCGTATGTTCCAACTCGAACGAAGCGATCTCGTCCAAGTGCAACCCTTGACGTTTGACTGTCAGCGTCAGGATATACGCCACGTTGGAATGCTCTCCAGACGATTAGAACTCCCTGACCAAGGTTGACATAACAACGACGACCTTTGGCTTGCTTGCGGTTTGGATCAGTACTGACCTCGCCACGCATGGTACAGTCACCACAGATAGCAAAGTCTGAACCTGTCTTACTGGCTTCGAGAGGGTTGATGTCCCGACAAAGTATGTATGTCTGAACGACTGTGCCTGTCTTACGGTTACGGTTGGACAACGTTGCGATTACAACGATTGGTGTACCATCCAAGAGACTGGGTCCATTGTAGATAATACCTGATTTCATAATTACGTTCCTTCTGTTTGAAATCCGGGGGCAAAGAATGCCGCCCCCGGTAGGTTTGAATTACTTGAAGGATATGGTTGCTTCCAACTCTTTACCTTCGAGATGATTATTGACCATCGACTCGATCTCATACTCATGACTTGAGAGGTCGAACTCCTCCATGGCGTTGCTGATCCACTCGTCAACCTGCCATCTGTGATCCTCGATATCGAACTCGTTATCGTTATGACCCATGTCCGCGAGGCGCTTGTCGATCTCAGTGGCTAGTTTGTCTTGCAACAGTAGCCATATTGATTTGCTTAGAGCCTCGAAGAACTCGTCTTTGGATTCGGAAGTGATAAGGTTAGTTGTGTTTAGATCAGTCATTTGGATCCTCCTGTTTTGACTGTTGTACCGCAAAGTTGTAACCCATTGCGGCTGCTGTGATGAGATGAGGTCGATCATCACGATTGTGACGATCAACCCAATCCATCAACTCATCCCACGACATCGGGGTATGAAATAGATTCAAAGTGTCCAAGCTACGCTGTCTCCTTGTACTCAATAGGTTTATCGATGGTGTTCTTGTCCCAACCAACACTGCTCTCAATTTCTCGAACAGCATTCTGAAGAACGGCAGTCCACTCACGATGAGCGGTACGTTCCGTCGAGTACTTTGACGTCGCGTTGTCTCCTGCTTCTTGCAAGATCCGAACCAGTTCCTTGACCTCACCGACAGTTACTTCGATAGATAAAGGAATGTTTTGATACTGAGAGTAATTATACTTTGGCATGATAGCCTCCTATAAAGTTAACAAACACACACGATTCTTCGTGCGATGGCTCTTAACTCGCTACTCAAATGATCGTGCCGAGGAACGAGGGAATCGTAAAGGAAGCCGAGCGTCCCCGCTCGGGTAGTCAGTGGAACGGCGGTTTTTGCTACGTCTCAAAGATCTGACGTTTCGTAACTTTGACACTGACATTTGCATACACTTGCACCGGGCGAGGACACTACGGCCCGCAAGCCCGCAGCAAGTGGCGTGACGTTAGTTCGTCAAAGTTACGTTTCGTCTGAACTTTGTGATGTCGCGAATAACCGAGACCTTCCGACCCCAAAAGCCTATCTCTTTTGGGGTTTACGACATATCATTTGATAGCCACTCGGAGAGACAATCCGCACGGGGGATCATGTGTGTGTGTAGTTAGTCGGAGAACTGGTGCACCTGACGACACGGCAAACGGAAGAGGCTCCGCGAGGGTAGGCAGATGTGTAGTTGGACGAGCCTGAAGAATGAAGGTCGGGAGACGGAGCAGATGCTTGGACTCGTGGAGAGGGAATGTGCAGCCCGAGTCAGCGCACATATCGGTACGGTTCTGGTGTCTCTTCAACATTGATCAAACGGATGTCTCCGTTTGCCGATTGCGGTTAGGATACCGCACAGGCCGAAGGACTGTTATACTTGCGATAGGGATCGAAGCCCGTAGGGCCAAGACCTGAAGGGGCTTGGTTCACGAGAGCCCGGCCATCGTCCAGAAAAACAAAGGGGTCTAACCTAAAATATTCCGGTAGATAAACAGCTATACAACTATAGGTAAGCTAGAGACTAAGACCTTGTTGCTTTGTAAACCCATGTTGTATATTAATTAGGGGTTACTCTGGCGAAAACCTAGGAACGAAGAGAGTCCTCCGAACCCCACCACCCAATATTTGCGTCCCGCGTTGTTCTGTGTGCACCCTATAATGTTGGTTTTATAGATTCATTCGTGTATAATTTCGTTAGATGGGTATGGAGATGCTTATGACAACGGCTAGAAACTACAAATCAGAGTACAAAAACTACCATTCTTCTGATAAACAAAAGAAAAACAGGGCAGCTAGGAACGCGGCCCGTGCTGAGATGATTAAGAGGGGCAAGGTAAAAAAGGGTGATGGCAAGGATGTTACGCATAAAAACGGTAATCCTAGGGATAATTCATCCAAGAATTTAGGCGTTTTGGCTAAGAGTAAGAATCGCAGTTTCAAGCGAACACGCAGGGCAAAAAAGGCGCAAATACACTAGAAAAAAATCGCGGGTGTATTTTCGTTTGGGAATATAGTAGGGTGTTTTTATAGCCACAGGGGTTTTAGAATGTCAGAAGCAAACCGATACAAAATAGTTGCTGCACAGATGGCAGAGCGATATGGCGTAGATCCAGAAGTTTTTATACGTTTAATTGAGAGAGAAAGTAAATTTAACCCGTCTGCCAAGGGCACGAAGGGTGAGTTAGGATTTACTCAGATTAAGGCTGATACGGGAATAAACCCGGGTTATGGTGTTACTCCGATACAGGATCGGTTGAATCCAGAGGACAACTTACGTTTTGGAGCCGAGTATCTAGGAGCGTTGGTCAAGAACTATGACGGTGATTACAGCAAGGCATTAATGGCGTATAACGGTGGTCCGGGCAACGTGAACCGTGGATCTCCGTCCTCTGCTGCAAAATCTTATGCCTCTGACATTTTGGGAGGCAAGCAGGTTAAGCAGCCTAAACCTCCGACTTCGGGCATTGTTCCGCAGGGGGGTGGTGAGTCGATGAACGAATACATGAAGGGGATACAGTCTTTATTTGGCGAGGAGCGTATTAAGCCTTTATTGAGTCCGAGGGCACCACGGATTGGTACGAGATTTGGTAAGAGCAGTCGGATGAGTCCTTTGAGTGGGGGTGGTGATCCGATGCGTAAGTTAATGCAGCAGTACGGGACTCCGGGTGGTATTGAGAGTTTATACAAGAAAAAATGATTGAGTACATAATTATGGACCATTTACCGCAGAAACTTGGAGAAGATTTTGTGGACATGGGTATGTTGGCGTTTGGAGAGAGCGCTTTTAGCGGAAAAATTGATTTTGACGATCAGAAGTTGTTGGATATTGCGGAAAAGTATGCGGTTGAGCCGGGTCATGTATTGATTGTTGCTGTGGATGGTGGTGAGACTGTGGGTGTTTTTGCTGGAAACATAAGCGAATTTTACTTTAGTTCTGACAAATTTGCACGAGATGTGCTATGGTATGTGAGAGAAGAGTATAGAAAACTGGGTGTTGGACTGGGGTTATTGTCTATGTTTGAGACGTGGGCTAGTGGTGAGGGGGCCAAGATGGTTTACCTGAGTCAGGATTCTGGTATAAACATGGATAAGTTTACCCGTATACTAGACAAACGAGGATATAGTCTAGTTGGTGCAAATTATAGTTTAGGAGTTAACTGATGCGGTACTCGTTATTTGATCCATTATTTGATCGTAGGGTTTTTGGTGAGCCGAGTGGCGGCGGTGGAGGCGGCGGCGGTTCTTCTTCTAGTGACGACAGCAGCAGTTCTTCGGGTGGTTTTCTTAACGATCTTCAGATGGGTCTTGGTATAAAGGAAAAGGATCAGGATTACATAGACAGGACTGCGGCGACGATTCAAAAGACGCAGGGTGGCAGCGCGGCTTCTACATATTCGAACCAGATGGAGAACAAGGGTTTTGAGAGTAGTTACAACGCACCAGAGCCAGAACCTGAATCGAAGCCTACGCTAACTAAAGGCAATACGATTGGTCAGGTTTCTGCGGCGGGTCTGTATGCTGGTGATGGATTTGAGTGGGTTGAGACAACAACGTCTGGTGGTTCGGAGTTTTTAACGAGAACGTATACTGGAGCGGGTAAAGATAACGGGCTTGGTCAGGATACCATCTTTGGTAGTACCGCCCAGAGGGACATGAAGGAAACGATTGCTCAGATTTCTTTAAATGAGGGCAGTGCGTTTGCTGGGTCAAAGGCATCAGCTACGGACATTCCGGCTAACGATATTGGTATACCGACAGGGTTTTTCCCAGCTTCGAGTTCTTATGCGGAGCAGGTTGGTCAGGCTGATTATACGCCTAAAGTGACATATAGGGG